CGAGCAGAGGAAACGACAAATTAGTGAGAGTCAACTCCGTAGCACCGTTATTTGAAGCAGGAATGATTTGGTATCCCCCGTTTAAGTGGGCAGAAGAAGTTATTGAAGAATGTGCCGCTTTCCCTTATGGTAGAAACGATGACTATGTGGATTCGATGACACAAGCGTTGATGCGATATCGACAGTTCGGTGCATTGGTTCACGATTACGACGAGGAGATAGAAGAACGTCCTCGACGTAAGATTGCATTTTATGGTTCTTAGGGTATAAATACGTATGGCTGAAATTGATAAAACGTTAAACGAAGCACCTCAAGGTGTGGAAGAAGAAATAGTTACAGAAACAGTTAGCGAAGATACACCGCTAGAGATTGAGGTAGAGGGCGATGAGCCCGTGAGCCTTGGTCCCGTGCCCACGGACACCGGTGATGGATTCGCCGACAACTTAGCCGAAGTCATTCCCGAAGAATCCTTAGCGAAAATTTCAAACGAGCTACGCTCTCAGTTCTCGGTCGACCAGACCAGTCGAAAAGATTGGGAACAAAGTTACATCAAAGGATTAGATTTATTAGGATTCAAATATCAAGAAGTCAGTGAACCTTTCAGAGGTGCTGCATCAGTTTCTCATCCACTACTCGCTGAAGCCGTCACGCAGTTTCAAGCAGGAGCTTATAAAGAGCTCTTGCCTGCGGGCGGACCTGTGAAGACAACCATCTTAGGAGAAGCAACTCCTGAGGTGGAACAACAGGCAGAGCGAGTGAAAGATTTTATGAACTATCAAATCATGTACAAGATGAAAGAGTACGATCCCGAAATGGATCAATTACTTTTTCATTTACCGTTAGCAGGGAGTGCATTTAAAAAAGTTTATTTTGATGGCAACATGGGAAGACCGTGTTCGAAGTTTATTCCGAGTGAAGACTTGGTGGTGAACTACGGAGCATCGGAATTAGAAGATGCCGAAAGAATTACTCACGTTATAAAAATTTCTCCGAACGATTTAAAGCGACAAATGATTTCTGGTTTTTACCGAGATATTGAAATTGATGAGAACGACGAATTGTATTCTTCGTATTCTGATATTCAAGAAAAGTACGACGAGTTAGAAGGCGTTCAAAAATCGGAATATGCAGGACAGTATCAGTTACTGGAAATGCACGTTGATTTAGATCTTGAAGGGTATGAAAACCTCGGAGCGAATGGTGAGCCCACAGGACTAAAACTGCCTTACGTTGTGACACTGGAACAAGGCACAGGAAAAATTTTATCAATCTATCGAAACTATTTACCGAGCGATCCAATGTTTATGAGACAAAAATATTTTGTCCACTACAAGTTTTTACCTGGTCTCGGATTTTATGGTTTTGGTTTAGTACACATGCTTGGCGGTTTGACTCGCACAGCCACAGCCGCACTACGAGCATTGTTAGATGCAGGTACATTATCCAACTTACCTGCTGGTTTTAAATCTAGAGGACTTCGTGTCAGAGATGATGAAGAGCCTCTAACACCAGGTGAGTTTAGAGATGTCGATGCACCTGGAGGAGATTTACGAAATGCATTAATGCCACTACCTTACAAAGGACCCGATGGAACATTATTTCAGTTACTCGGTTATGTGGTGGATGCAGGAAGAAGATTTGCAGCTATTGCTGATATGAAGGTAGGAGATGGTTCGCAAGCGAACCCTGTCGGTACCACCATGGCATTATTAGAACAAGGTTCCAAAGTCATGAGTGGTATTCACAAAAGATGCCACTACGCACAAAAGGAAGAATTTCAATTACTCGCAAAATTATTTGCTACTGCTCTGCCAGGGGAATATCCGTATGAAGTTTCTGGTGGTAATCGTGCCGTCAAGACAACGGACTTTGATGAAAGAGTCGATGTCTTACCTGTATCTGATCCAAACATTTTCTCGATGTCACAGAGAATTATGTTGGCACAAACACAATTACAATTAGCACAGAGCAATCCAGAGATTCACAATTTATACGAAGCGTATCGCAGAATGTATATGGCGTTAGGTGTCCAACAAATTGAAAATATTTTACCACCACCCGCAGGACCACAACCGATGGATCCTGGTGTCGAGAACTCACAAGCGTTAATGATGGGACAATTAACTGTGTTCCCAGAGAAAGATCATATAGCTCACATGGAAGCACACCGTGCATTTATGAGTTCGTATTTGGTGAGAAACAATCCACAAGTTTTAACTGTACTTCAAGCACACGTGATTGAACACGTTTCTGCACAAGCAAGAAAAGAAGTGATGATCGAACTAGAACCAATCTTACAACAAGAAGCTGCGAAGTTTGGAGGACAAGTTCCACCAGAACTACAACAACAGTTCCAAGCACAAATTGAAAATCAAGTAGCCGTGAAGATTGCAGCTATTACCGATGACATGGTCGCAGAAGAACAAGAAGCTTTACCTTTAGGTAGTGGACCCGATCCATTAGTCGACTTAAAGATGAAAGAGTTGGAACTAGAACAACAAAAAATTAATGTCGATGCAGCTGACGATCTTGCTCAACATAAATTAGAAGAAGAAAAATTAAGTTACAAAAAATCTATTGATGCCGCCAAACTAGCACAGCAACAACGAATTCAAAATCAAAGAACTGCTGTTCAAAGAGAGAGATTAAATGCCTCTAAAAAAAGGTAGTAGTAATCGTACAGTTAGTGCTAATATATCTAAACTGAGGAAAGAAGGTAAACCTCAGAAACAAGCAATTGCAATTGCTCTACAGAAGGCAGGTAAATCAAATGTCAAAAAAAGAAAAAAATAACCCCTTAGATAAAGTAGATAGGGCTTCCGTTGATTCTCTTACTTACGAATTTAAAATGTTATATAGTTTATATGTTTCACAGGGCCAAGATCCGTTAGCCATTGCTAGTTCTTTTCTCGCTGCAGGACAGTGGGCCATGAACCGAGAATTAGGTTTAAAAGAAACTCAAGATCTGCTAAGATTATTGGCAAATTATAAATACGAGGCACTGCCTCTATATAATAGTACGATACATTAGGAGATTACAATGGCACTAAAACCAGTTGATAAAAAGAAAAACCCAGGTCTTGCAAAGCTACCCACCGGTGTAAGAAACAAAATGGGCTATATGAAAAAAGGTGGCGTTGTGAAAAAAGGAGACGGTGGTATGGTTTTAGAGATTGGCTTACGTCCAGCTACTGAAAAGGAAATGAAAATGGCTAAGAAGATGGCTAAGACCAAAAAAGCTAATGGTGGCGAGGTCCGTGGGACAGGAGCAGCCGTCACAGGAAAAGGTTTCAAAGGAGTATTTTAATGGCTGTTCAACAAATGTCTAAAGAAGAGGCGAAGAAGGAAATTAAAAGACTCAAGGAAGAGATCAAAGAGGACGCTTCTAAAGAAGAAGAACTGATGGAGCGAATCCAAGAGATTGAAGATTTTCAAAGACGAATATATGAAGAAGGCAATCGTGAGATTAGAGATAAGACTCGAAAAGATTCTAAAAAAGGTGACAAAGTTGTTGAAGCCAAAAAAGGTGGATTGATTAAAAAATTTAAAAAGGGTGGGTCCGTTGAAGGAAAAAGACTCACAAGAACAGTTCCCCCTAAAAAGGGACCTAACTCTCAAGGCATGAGAGGAACTGGTGCTGCGATTCGTGGTACCAAATTCAAAGGAGTATTCTAATGGATATGATCAAAAAACTTTGGGAAGAACATCCCAAGAAAAAATGGCTCGTGATCGGTATTGTTATCGGTTGGGCTATCGCAACTTATGTTATCTAAAATTTTAGGCGGATCTTTGGTGGACACTGTTGGTAAAGTGATCGACAGTGTTCACACTTCAGAAGAAGAAAAAGGTCAAATCAAAATCAAACTTCAAGAACTAGAAAACGAAATTAATTCCAAACAAATGGATATTAACTTAGCGGACGCTAAGTCTACAGCTACAGGTATCGGTGGTATTATGCAACGATCCTGGAGACCACTGATTGGAATGAGTTGTGCTCTCGCAATATTGTGGGAGTATGTATTAAAACAATTTGTTATTTTTATTCTTGCAGCTTTCAGCATTCCACATAATCCACTACCGGAACTTGATATGGCTACCTTATTCCCGCTTGTCATGGCTCTCCTCGGCATGTCAGGAATCAGGAGTTTTGAAAAATTAAAGAAAATTAATTCTGATAAATAGTGGAAGTAAATATATATTCAGCAATTTTACGTCTAATAACTACTAGACAAGACGATATAAAGTCTGTAATTATGGATGGAAACGTAGAGAACTGGGACAAATACCAATTCCTAGTTGGGCAACTCACTTCTCTTCGCAAACTCGATACAGATATTAGGGATCTGTACCGCAAATGGGAGGTAGACGATGACGTCACAGACGGGGCTGATAATGCCCAAAGAAAAAAAGATAGTGGGGATAAAACCCGCTGAGAAAAAAGAAGAAGAAAAACAAGACCTAAGTAGAGTCCCCAAACCAACAGGTTGGAGATTAGTGGTTCTTCCATACCGAGGTGTGGCAAAGACTAAAGGTGGAGTTTTATTAACTGACAAAGCAGTAGAAGAACAACAAATTGCTTCTGTATGTGCTTTAGTCCTAGAAGTCGGACCCGACGCTTACGCAGACAAGGATAAGTTTCCACATGGACCTTGGTGTAAAAAAGGCGACTGGGT